ACCTGTATCATCTGATATGACTGAAATAAAATCATTTATGTCAGGAGAAACAATAACACGTGATTCGTTGAAAGGAACTGTTTTAGAAAATGCAGACTTAAATGCAGTTTCTTTGCTTGATAAAGAGGATTTAGATTCATTAAAAAACAAAGAAGAAGTAGATTCACTTCTGAATGAAACAAGTCGTATATATGAAGAAACCTTCAACGCAGAACTTGAAAAGGTTGAAAAAAGTGTTTTAAAAAAAACCGACTCGGGTGCAATCTTTGGGAAACAACTTCCCGAACTAAGTGGCAATCAAATAATTTTAAACTCCGAACGAATTCTTATTTCATCGAAGACAGAAGAAACTGGTATTTTTTCAAAAAAGAAATTTTTTGTTACAACCGATGATGAAATAACAATGGATGCCAAAGAGCGAATTGTTTTACGTAGTGATGCTCATATTTCGTTTGCAACACCAAGTATACACTTGGGATCATATACATCAGAGTGCCACCCGACTTTAAAGGGAGATTGCACAACCGCGTGGTTGAACGATTTGTGTGGTTGGTTATCTTCTCATGTACACCACGACCCTTATATTACCACATCACGGCCGGCACAGCAAGGCCAACTTGCAAGTTTACGTGCAAGATTGCCAACATTATTAAGTGAGAGAGTATTTATATCTGGATGAGTTATATATTTATATTTGAATTATTATGAAAAAAACAGAACTAGTAAAAATTATAAGAGAGGCAGTTAAGTCCGAGTTAAAAGAAAGTCTTCCTGTTTTGCTAAAAGAGCAATTAAAAAGTAACGACACGATAGAAGTGCGTGATTCGAAAGAACCTGTTGATTTGGTCGAGATTTCTAAAAAAACAATTACTAATATAAGAAAGGACCGAAAAGAAAAAACATATTGTAAAAATCCAAAGTTAAATCAAATTTTGAACGAAACCGTAGGTGGAATACCACAAGAAGGATCATCTGTAACAGGACACTCTATATCAGAACAAAAAATGACAAATTTATCTGGCCAAGAGGTTGATATGAATTCTTTGCCTAGTCATGTTACTTCTGCATTGACCCGAGATTATTCAAAATTATTAAAAAAAGTGGACGAAAAAAAACAAGGATTTAGTTCATGAATCAAAATGTTCCAGTTGGGATTGTATTTCCATATTCACGGGGTGATTCGGGATTTTTTAAACAAACTTATTCTGATTTAGAGAGAGCAGTAACTAATTTAAAAATGCTTCTTATGACATCCAAGGGAGAGAGACCCCTGATGCCTACCTACGGTAGCGAATTGAAAGAAATTTTATTTGATAATAATACAACAGATGGTATTGACGATTTACTTGAAGATGCAGTCAAGGATGCTGTTGATTCCTGGATGCCAGAAGTTTTTATAGAATATGTTTTAATAAATCGTGACTTAATAAATGAACCATCAACCGCTACACTCGAAATTAAGTTTCGGTTATTAAATATTCCTGATTCAATACAACTTCTTAACTTGGAAATTTCACCATGAGCGATATTGGAAATAATGAAAAAATTAAAACAACTTCAAGAGATATAAGTTACCTTGGAAAAGATTTTAAATCGTTTAAAAATAATCTAGTAGAATACGCCAAGTCTTATTTTCCTAAGTCATATAAGGATTTTAGTGAAAACTCAACTGGTATGATGTTCATAGAAATGGCAAGTTATGTAGGAGATGTTCTGTCATATTATGTAGACTATCAGTTTAAAGAGGGATTCTTACAACACGCCGAAGAAAGAAAAAATGTAGTAACACTTGCCAAATATCTTGGTTATTCTCCAAAGGCTTCTTCAGCAGCCATGGTAGAGTTAGAGGTCTTTCAAGTTGTTCCTGCAAAAATAAATGCCGATACCTCAGAAATAGAACCTGATTTCAAATTTGCATTAAATATATTATCGGGTATGGAAATACAATCAGCAGATTCGTCTGGTGTAATATTCAGAACACTAGATTCGGTAAATTTCGCAGAGAATAAACAAGATAACCAACTTGACATAAGTGTGTTTCAACGAGACGAAAATACATCAGAACCTACATTCTTTTTACTAAAAAAGAAAGTTATGTCTTCTGCCGGATCAAGAAAAACGAGAGAAGTATTGGTGGGAGAACCTGAGCAATTTTTAGAAGTAGATTTGGTGGAATCAAATGTGCTGGAAATTACAGACATAAAAGATGATAATGGAAACAAATACTATCAAGTTCCTTCTTTGGCCAGTGATACAATTTTTTTAGAGGAGGAAAATACAGATAAACGAAATCCATTCTATAATGAATTTTCAGAATCTGCACCATATGTCTTAAAATTACTAAGAACTTCACGAAGATTTACCGCACGAATTAATTCAGACAACACCACCACACTTGAATTTGGTGCAGGAATGGATAAAATAGATGATGAGATAATCATCCCCAACTTGAATAATGTTGGTCGGGTGCTTGATACGGAACGTGCATTTGAAGTTGCATACGATCCTTCAAATTTTTTAAAAACTAAGAGTTATGGAGAGGCTCCGTCAAACACTGTATTAAATATAGAATATTATGTTGGTGGTGGTGTTTCTTCAAATGTCCCTTCAAATACATTGGTGACTATAACAAACATTGAGTATGGAGATCAGAACGAGTATTTAGATGAAGTCGAAAGAACTATATTAAATACGATAAAAAGCAGTGTGAAGGTAAACAATCCATCACCGGCACTTGGAGGAAACGGACCCGAAGCAACTGATGAAATTAGAAAAAATGCCCTGGCTAATTTTTCTTCACAAAATCGTGCAGTTACACGTGAAGATTACGTGGTGCGTTCATATGCGATGCCGACTAAATTTGGAAGTATTGCAAAAGCATATGTATCTCCTGACGGAATTTTAGATTCCAGAACTCAACTTGAATTCATAAATAACCTTGGAAATGTTAAAAATACAAAAGTTTCTTCTACGGGTCTTTCAAACGCATACGGAGAAATAAACAATCCGTTTGCAATTAATCTGTATATATTAAGTTATAATAAAAATAAGCACCTAGTGAAGCCTAATAAACTTGTATATAAAAATCTTAGAACATACCTCAGTCAGTTTAAACTTCTAACAGACGGAATCAATATTACCGATGCATTTATAATAAACATTGGAATTGATTTTGAAATAGCAGTATTTAAAACATACAATAAAATTGAAGTTTTGGATTCTGCCATAAATACTATAAAGTCATTTTTCCAAATTTCTAAATGGAGCATAAGTCAAACGATTGAATTAAGTGAAATAGAACTTGAAATTTCAAAAACAATGGGAGTTAAATCAGTCAATAATATTAGAATATATAACAAAACAATAAATGACGGAAACTACTCCGAAAATGAATATGATATAGAGTCGGCTACATATAATAAAGTAATATATCCTTCGGTTGATCCGTGTATCTTTGAATTAAAATTTCCAGATAAAGATGTAGTTGGGAGGGTAATCGGATGAATACATTTTTATACAACATAATAGATACGACTATATACAAACATACAGATTTTAAAAATATCAACACCGGGTTAGATGAAATTCTTGAGGTGTCAAATATGTTTTCTGAAACATCAGGTCATACAATTGGTAGGTCACTAATCTATTTCGATGTAGACTCAAGTAAATTTACATCCGATAAAATAAATTACCTAAACTTTTTTTTAAATTTAAAAATAACAGAGAGTTATGAACTAACTGGAAATTTAGTAATAGAGTTTTTACCCTTAAAAACCACATGGGAGGAGGGGTATGGTAGAAAATTCGACAATGTAGTTTCTACCAACGGAGCAACTTGGAATTCTACTGGACAAACTGACTGGAAAGTTTCGGGGGGAGATTATTACGAGGAACATGAATTAGAACAAAACTTCGGAATACCATCACCAAAATATAAGTTTAAAAAAAGAATATCAGACATATCGGTTAATATTACGGATTATGTGAACTTGTGGAATGTCGGAATATTAGAAAATAACGGAATAATAATAAAATTTAAAACAGAAACATCTGAGTTTACAGGAAATATTAAATTTTTCTCAAAAGATACGAACACAATTTATTATCCATATATCAATGTTTCACATAATGATTATGAATTTGATCCATGTGGTTGTAGAGAAGAAATAAAGATTGAATGTGCATACATAAAAAACAATGAAAGTCACATATTAACATCGGGAAGTTCATCTAATGACATACCAAGTGGTTCACATATAAGTGGTTCGTATATAAGTGGTTCTAATTATATTGGAAACGATGGGTGTACAAACGAGTCGGGTATAATAACCTATTTAAAACATAATGTAAAACCTGCTATTAATTTTATATCAACCGAACAACTATCAATTTCATTAAAAAATTTAAAAAGCAATATATCAGTAAAAGAACAATTAAAAATAAGAGTCGGAGTAAGAGAAAAATATCCTATCAAAACATTCCCTAATAAAAAATCAAGATATACATCTACAAACTTCATTGAACACCCAATGTATTATTCAGTAGTCGATAGTGAAACAAAAGAACGCGTATTAGACTTCAGCAAATATACACGAATAAGTTGCGACTCAAGAGGTCACTATTTTGATTTTGACTTTGGTGTTTTAAAAGTTGATAGAATTTACTTTTTTGAAGTAAGAATAGAATCATCAGATCAAATAGAAAACTTTATAATAGATAAATCAATAAGGATGGTGAGATAATGGAAGAACCCAAATCATTTTTAGACATATATGACTTCAACAGAGAATCTTATTCAGATTTTTTAAATGATGATAATTCGTTTAAAAAACAAATAGACGATTTTGGTAATTTAGTCCTACAAGAAGGCATTGACGAAGAAAATATTAAACAAATTGATAAGTTTTTAATTAAAATGAATCCAAGTAAAAAGAAACTTAACAAAGAGCAAGTGGAACAATTCATGCCAACTACATTGAGTGAACTTACTATAATTAATACAAATCAAACAGATGAATATTCTGATGTACCTGGTGACTTTTCTGAAGAAATAAACGAAGAAATTAGAAGTCAACTTGATCAAGAAAAGATCATGGAAGTGCAATTAGATGAGATGTCTGATATTCTCGACAAAGAAATAGAACGAGGTGTTCAATTTCAAGAAAAGTCCACCGAAAATTTCTCAGCTGCAAAAGAAGTAATAGTATCACAGAGAATAAAACTAGGAGAAGGTACTCTACCGTCTGACTTTGATGATAAATTTCCGTTTCTGCCCTTGGGTGAAAAACAACCAGAAAACGATGAGTTTCCATTTGCCTAGATTTAAAAATGAGCAACTATATCAAGACAATTAAAAAAAATCCGTCTTCAAGTAAACCGGATTTTCCACGTGGATCACTTGTAGATGAATCATTGTATAGAATAGTTGTAAATGAAAGTGAAGATACTCCTATACTATCGTTTGGGCGTAATCCCAAGGACATTGTTGAATTTATAATATACGGTGAAGATAATCAAATTATAAAAAGCAAGATTGTTACACCCGATTATAAATTCGTTAAACAATCATTTGATTATGTAGATTATGACGGCGAACGAAAAGTAGGACACCTAAATATATTCAACAGTGGATATGAACTCGATAATAATAAAAATGTAGTAATATCACCCACACATGAATTAAGAAAACTAGGAGAAGATTCGGGATCATTCACCATAGGAGTTTCACTTAAAAACGAGTCAATTGGATCATACGAATCAAACTCCAAACTTACAATTTTAGATATATCACCGAGTAGAACAGAAATAACTGTTGTTCCAGAAACACTAAAGACAAGCAAACGACCAACTGAACTTGCCTTAAATAACGAATATAATAATTTTATAAAAAAACAAATACCAGTTTCTCATGTATTTCACGAAATTGATTCTTTCTTAAGTAAAAAAAGTTTAAGAGAGCATGTTGAAACTTTAATACAAAGTGCATATGTAATAGAGGGATATGAAACCGATGTTTTTAATATAATTGATTACTATAATTTAAATTCAAAAGAAGACTTTATACAAGAGTGTCAACATTTATACGATAGTATAAAAACTTTATATAAAAATATATTTTTTAGCTTTTATAATAATATTTTTAAACAAAGTAGATTTGAAC